CCCCGCGGTCGTGCCCGCGGGGATCGACAGCCGGTCGCGGAACAGGAAGCCGACCTGCTCGCGCAGCTTGGCCGCCGTGGTCAGCTTCCGATCCAGGCGACGGGCAGACCCCGACCGGCTGCGGTCGGGAGCACCGGTGCGTTGCGCGGTGGCTCGCATCATGCCACCGCCACGAAGACCTCGAGCTGGCACGTCGCCGTGTTGGCCTGTGCCGTGATGTCCGCCAGATGCTCCAGCGAGACCGTCAGCGCCGTAGCGCTCGCGTCGATCGTCGACGCCGCGCCCCCCGCGTTGTCGACCCCGTAGATGAAGCTGCGCCCCGCATCGAGCACCACCGCGAACTCGGCACCGCCCGAGCTCTTGAAGATCATCACGACGTGGTTCGTGTCGTCCAGGTTGGTGATCCGCAGGTAGCGGATCGTGTCCTGGTCGAAGTGCCCCGCGACGTAGGTGTCCTGCGGCGTCCCCGGCGCCGTCACCAGATCCGCAGCGACCGACAGCAGGCCGACCTCCGTCGTCGGGATCGGCACGATGCGCTTCACCAGTGCCGTGAGCGTGCCGATCGTCAGCACGTTGGTGATGGTCTCGCCGTGGTCGTTGCTGCCCGGGTCGGCGAGCGTGAACGCCTCGGTGAGCGTGACGGTCAGCGTGCCAGGGGTGAGCGTGGTCGTCATACCAGTTCCTCAGCTTGGCCAGTGTTCAGCGCGTCGGCCGCGACGTTCGGCTGGTCGGTCCGCACCGCGCCAAGATCCTTCATCGCCGCAGCGCTCTCCCGCCGCGCGGCAATCTGCGCCTGCGCCGCCTGCGCCTTGTTCCGCGCCTCACGCAGCGCCGTCACGTCGTCGTCCGGCACCAAGAGATCGCTGTCGATGCCCAGCATGTCGCCGTAGTTCTCGACCCACTTGTCGAAGTTGACCTTGTCGAGCACCTCGGGCTTGATCGCGCTGACCGCCATGATGTTGCCCATGAAGCGGTCCACGGCGTTGGACCCGACCGCGCGCTGCGCCTGCGCGAGGATCGACACGAACTCCACCGTGAGATCCTGCCCCTGCAGCTCGTCCGGCGCAGGCGGAAGGATGCCCGCCTCGGCCATCGTGTCGAAGGTCATGTCGACCAACGGGTGAAGCAGCTCGTTGTGCAGACGCTCCAGCACCGGCCCGAGCGCGAGCAGCTTCTCCTCGTGCCGCTCCGCGACCTCGGTCGCCGTCATGCGCGTGTCCGGCCCCGCCGTCGCCAGCATCAGGAACAGGTCGGCGTAGAACGAACTGGTGATCCGCTCGCGACAGTCCCGGATGTCCTCCAGCAGGTGCGAGAGGTCGAGCCGCACCTCGAACGCCGAGCGGATGCCGCCGGTTGCACCAACCTGGTCGTGCGGCAACAGCGACCCGGGGTCGAAGTAGTTGACCCCGCCGGGGAAGACCTCCCGCTCCCGATCGCGGAACGACGTCGGCACCTGCAGCGGCGGGCGCACCATGTAGTCGATGCCCTGCCCCTTGCGGAGCTGCTCCTGCTGGAGCTGCTTGATGTCGCCAAGCGACTCCATCCCCGGGCTCGTGCCGTAGACGTCGCCGCCGGACACCGACCACCGCGGCGCGAGCACGGGGAACCGCTTGAAGCCCGACTCGCGCAGCAGCTTGTCGTCATCGCCGCCGAGCTCGAGGTAGCAGCTCACCCACGGCATGTCCTGCGGGCGCCGGCTCCCCGGATCGCGCTGCTCGTCGGCGCGCGGCTCGATGACGTGCAGGATATCGACCACGTTCTCCAGGTGGCGAGCCTTCCACTGATTCTGCACCGCGACCGAGCAGTTGCTGAGCCCGAATTCCTTCACCACCTCGCCGACCGTCTTCTGGAACTCGCGGTAGCACGCGATGACGCGCCCCTGGTAGTCCTGCTGCAGGCAGTACTCGCCGCACACCACCGGGTAGTGATGGATCACGTTGCGGAAATCGGGCAGCACGACGGACACCGCGGTGCCGAACGCGCCGAGCTCCTCGTACATCTGATGCAGCGCCCGGTAGGTGTTCGACCGCGCGAACACCCGCTGCATCCGATCGACGACGTCATCGAGCCAAACCCGGACCGGGTAGTGCTTGGCCAGGTCGGGGTCGGCGGTCGTCAGCCGGAACCACGGCCGCGCGGGGTTCGTCGCCCCGGCCTGCATCCCCGCGCCAAGGGTGCGCAGCGCGCGCGTCCCCGTGTTGTCGTAGATCTTGTTGTAGCGGCTCTCGCTCGTCTTGTTCCGGTCGCTGATGAAGAAGCGCCCGCTGCGCGGCAACAGATGTCGGCTCACGTCGCTCCAGTGCGTCCGCCACGTCTCCCGCTCGGTCTTCAGCGCCCCGCTCCGATTCAGGAACGCGGTCCGCTTGTCCTTCACGTTCGAGAAGTCGTAGGTGTAGGTGCTCATCCGAGCAACGACGTCTTCGTGCCGAGCAAGGGGCGGCCGCCACGTCCACCGCCCAGGATGGTCGATCCGACACCGCCGGCGGCCTGCGCACGCTCGGCGAACAACAGCGACGCAACGTCGGGACGCCGCTGGTTCGCGCGCCGCGAGGCCTGCGCCGCGCGCGTCTCCTCACCCACCGCCTTGACGCGCCCCTGCCGCTCCGACTCCTGCTGCGCGAGCAGTGACCGCTCGGCCGCGTGCTTCTGCGCCTGCCCCGCCCGGTAGGTCGCCACCGCGCCAGCGCCGGCCGCCACCGCAGAGATCACAACAGCGGTAATGACCGCGCTCATCCGAGCAGTTCCTCCAGTTCCTCCGGCGTCACCCCGTCGTAGCCGTCCGCGTAGAGCGCCGCCTCGACCTCGTCGACGTCCGTCAGGTCCGTCCGGTGCACCGTGACCATCTCCGTGTCCGTGTGCATGTAGACGACTCGCTTGGTCCCGCGCGGCGTCACGCCGTAGGCCGGCGCGACCAACCGCCTCGATGGACCGGTCGATCCCCACACCGTCGCCTCGCCCCGCACGAAGAACCACGCATGGTCTTCCAGGTGCAGCCGCGTGACGATGAGCACCCCAGCCTGACACCGACAGATCCGCAGGTAGTGCCCGTTCTCGAAGCGGTGCTCGACCGGCGCCACGAGCTCGGTCTCCCGCCCCACCATCGCGCCCGGCATCGCCCGCAAGCGGTGGTCGAACTCGGTCACCCTCGCAGGCCACGAGCCCATCAGGAGGTTGTGCTTGGCTTCGCCCTGGAGCGCGGCCAGCCGCATCGGGTAGTCGTCCACGCCCGCGGAGGATAGCACGCTGAACCACCAGCGGCGCACGCCGCCCCGAAAAAGCGAGCCCCGCCTGGACCTGGTCAGACCGCGGGGCTCACGGGGGAGGCGAATCCCCAGGGGAGGAACGCGCTGGCCTTGCGGGACGACAGCGCACCGCCATCTCTATCAGATCTCCGCGTAGGGGTCAAACTCCTTCCCCCCGCGCCGCGCCTGCGCCGCCTTGGCGTAGATGTCCGCCCGCTTCGGCGTCCCGATCAGCGCCAGCACGTAGGCCGACGCGAAGTCCGGGCTCTTGCCCAGCTTCTTCATGATGTCCTCACGCGACTCCACCTGGATCGCCGGTCCGCTGAGCCGCCACTTCGGCGTGCACAGGTCGGCGAGGAGCTGCTTGTTCGGCGGCAGCGCAATGCCGTTGTTCGCGTTCGGCTCGAGCGCCTCGCGCATCCTCCACCACAACTCCGACCGCCAGTTGCGAAACAACATGCGCCCGTTCTCGGCCGTGCCCCGCGCCGGCTCGCCCACGTTGCACCCGATCACCTGCACGCCGAGCGACATCAGGTGGCCGTAGGGCTCGGCACCCACGCCGAACAGGTCGATGTGGATCACCGCGCTGTTGCGCACCGCGGACATGACGTAGCCAGCGATCGTCGCCCCGTCGGGGCAGTCGCGCCCCTCGTAGACGATCGGCTCGTCGAACCACATGCCGTGCCGGCGCGCGAGCACCGTACGATCCTTGCCGCGCATCGCGACGTCCACGCCGATGCTGTGCATCTCGCTGAGCACCTCCGGCCTCTTCCACCGCGCCATCGCCGCCTCGACCCACGCGGTCGGGATCACCTGCCAGGGGTCGTCCTCGACGCCGGCGTGGAAGTCGCCATAGAGGAGCTGCGACCGCAGCGGCTCGGGCATCGACTGCAGCTGCGCGTAGTACCCCGTCCCCATCAGATAGGGGTTGTCGTTCACGCGCGACGGGATGAACGTGCGCGACATCGGCTGCACCATCGCGCCGTCCACCTCGATCGGCTCGGGACCGTCACACTCGTGATCGCGCCCGCCGACCGTCGTGAACCACCGCAGCTCACCCGGCTCCGCGGGCTTGGGGTGCTTGCGGTCGAGCCACGGCGCGAAGAACTCGATCACCCACCGACCCTCGACCGACGTCGGCGGGTTGAAGCACATGAGCACCCTACACCTCTGGCCCCGCGTGGTCGTGCGCAGCCATCCCAAGAGGAAGCGCACGGCCTCGGCGCGCATCTCCGATGCCTCGTCGAAGATCTTGAGGTCATGCGGCCTGCCCCTGTACTTCGCCTCGTCGCCGGTGTTGGGGAACGAGCCGAGCTCGATCTGCAGCGGCACGCCGTCGTAGCGTCGCGTGCGCCAGATCTTGCTCGTCGCGTTGTAGTCGCCGCGATGCCCGATGATCGCCTCGATGTCGTCCTCGATCGCCGTGAGCTCAGTCCCGTTCTCACGGAAGATCGCCACGCGCCGGTGTCGCGTCAGCGCAAGCCCGATCGCAAGGTGCGTCTTACCCCCGCCGGCCGCGCCACCGAACCCCACGATGTCGGCCGGCGATTCGTAGGCCATCTGCTGCGGCCCGGGCAGCGGATTCCACGGCCTGCCGCCGGCAAGCAGATAGTCGAGCTCGGCGCGCTCGTCGGCGGTCAGCTTGGAGACGTCGAGCACGCGCTACTCGTCCTCGACGCCGGCGCCCGCGGCTCGACGCCGGCGCCCGCGGCAGCGTCCTCGATCTCCACCTCGACCGCCTGCGGCGCACCCGCCTTCTCCAAGAGCTGCTTGATCCTCACCTCCCGCTCGACGTCGCTGAGCTCCACGCGGTGCGTCACGTCCTGGCGGATTTGGGTCTTGGTACCGTACTTCTCCGAGTCGCCCCACGCCAGGCGCTTCTCGCGGGCGTAGATGCGCAGCTTGCGCCGGTTCACATCGTTCTCGTCCGCCAGATCGCGACCATCCGCGATCGCCAAGATCTCGTCCTCGATCACTGCAAGTCCTTGCTGGCGCGCGCGCGCGAACCGCTGCGCAAGCTCAGGGTCGTCGATCATCCAGCGGTAGACCGACGAGGACTTGAGTCCGACCTTGTCGCACCAGCCGAGCACCGATCCGCCATTGGCGAGGTGATCGAGCAGGGACTCCTCGAGCTCTTCGGAGCGCTTGACGACACGTAGCTGCAGCACACCGTTCTTCGCTCGCCGAATCCGCTTGGTCTTCTTGGCGACCTTCGCCATCTCAGTCGTTCCGTCCGCTCTCGCCGTTCTGGCCCGCGGCAGCATCGCGCCACGCTCGACGTAGGGGGTCCCCGCGACCGTGGGCCTCGATCGCGGCTGCGTCGAGCCAGGCCCACACGCGGCCGATGGAGACGCCGAGGGTGAGGGCGAAGAAGCAGACCAGTGGCCATTCGATGGTTGCGGTCGCGGCGATCATCGTGGGGGAGATCCTACGGGGCTGCGTTGGCTCCGGCAACCCGTGGTTGAGGAGGTTGGTTTACGCTCCTTCGTACTCCCGGTACTCCCAG